TCATGGGATCGCCTCCGCTAATTCCTGTTCAACCTGGTCCTCTAGTGGTGGTGTCGTGTTGACCTGCAGGGCATCCAGCGACTTGCCACTCGCAACCCATTCACTGACCCACTTCGGCTGGCGGCCGCGGCCAGTCCAGGCCTGTGCGGGGTTGTTCGGATGGCGATAGCGAACCGTGACCGAATCGGTGATCGTGTTGGCCTCTGCCTGGTCATTCGCAGCCGAGGTCTCGGCCGGCGTCGCTGGTTTGTCCTCTGTCGTCGGCGCTTCCGGCTCAAGGACTTTCATTCGGATAGCATCGACGTCGATGCCCTCATGGCGTGCCATCGCGACGACGTTCGCGAAGCCATCATCAGCATCCACGGTCCCATCGTTCATCAAGTGCCACGTTTCGATCTCGAGCAAGCCGCCAAAGATCACATCCATAAGGAGCAGCTGCAGCGCTCCCGCGTCCGCAGCGTCGATATAGCCGTCGAGATCTGTGCTGACGTCTGACTTGTATAGCTCGTGCAAAGACGAATCAAGGTCGTGCTCGGCGACCACTGCCTTTGTTAATTCGCGCAAGGAGGGTAGGCTGAAGCAGCCGGCCGCAGTCACACGCGCGCGCAATTGTTTGTACAACGAGAGACGGTAAACATTTTCGCAGTGGACCAGTGCCTGTTTTGCTTCGCGTGCTTTCTGCTCGGCCTGCTGCTTAGCCGACGTAACCGGAGGTACATCGTTCGCTTCTTGCATCCTCGTTTCATAAACCTCGGCGGTTTCGCAAGCGCCCGCAGCTTCGAGCGCCTCCTGTACGTCGACGCGCTTGTAAAGCGCAGTGAGGACGCCATCGGTGTCTTTGCGATAGCCAGCAACCGAAGGCAAGGTGCCCTCGTTCAGATAGTCTTTGACGTAGCCGCTGTTTTGCGTCGACGGTGAATTGCGGCTGAAGTAAAACAGGCTCATGTCCGCTGTAACCAGATCGCTATCGCGGTTCCAACGCCGTCTCATCACCTCGGCGCCTTCCTCACCTTCAAGTATCGGGATGCCCTTCTTGTTGGCCTGAACGAGCAGGGCCGCACCGTGTGCCGCTTTCTTCTCAGCAAAGCAATCAGGGTCGGTGCAGAGGTTCGCATCGACTCCATCGAAAACTTCCGGCTGATTTCCTGCACGTTTTGGGCATTTGACGCAGGAGCCCGCCGAAGCCAGAAGCTTTGCATCGGTGAGCGAAAAGACCGCTGCGCCCAGCTTGAGCATGTACCGTTCCTGGATATGGCTCGCGGCCGTGCGATGGGACATTGCGTTGCCTTGCCAGTCCGGCTTAAGGATTTCCTGGGTCGCTTTGATCTGCAGTGCGGGCAGAGGAATGCGTGCTACCAGCAGTGCCGTCGAGGCGGACAACTTATTGTCCAGGAACAGCTCTCGGACCTCAGTGGTCAGCGCGCAGAGCTTCAGGCGCCCGTAGATATAGGCACGGCTCTTTTTCACCTCGTCAACCAGCTGGTCGGCCGTGAAGCCGTGCTGCAACATGAGCAGCTGGTAGCCTTCGGCCTCTTCCATCGGGTGCGGATCTTCCCGTTGCAAGTTCTCGAGAATGCGAATCTTGGCTGCGTCAAGGTCGGTCAGGTTGCGGCAGATGGCAGGGATCGTCGCCAAGCCTGCGATGATCGACGCCCGGTACCGGCGCTCGCCAGCGACGATCTCGTATTCCTCGGGCGCCGCAGGGGTAGGCGTGACCGGGCGAATTAGAATCGGCTGGGCCACGCCCATTGCCTTGATGCTTGCAGCCAGCTCGGTGAGAGCCAGCTCGTTGAAACGCTTACGGTTGTCCGGCGACCGACGCATCCGCGCGACCTCGTAATGCCCGTAGACGCCCTGTTCGGTGACGAGCTCGTCGACGATGATCGTTTTTTCAGTATTGGCAATGGCGGCCGAGGTCATGCGTGCTCCATGGAAGTTTGGGGTTTCTTGACTGGGCCGGCTTTGCCAGCATCGGGGGTATAAAAGCCGAGATCGAATTCGGCACGTACGACGCGGATGTGAACCATCCAAGCAGTGAAGCCGCGCTTCGGCTGATGAGGTGCGCGGACGGGATCGGACACCAGATAGCCGCGCGAACGCATGAGCTCGAGAACGCGCGGTATATGGAGGCGCTTGCCGTCTTCGGATACCTCATCGGATGTGCAGACGTTTGCACTGCAAAACTTGTTCAACGTGTCCCGGTCGCGGGCATCCTCGAGCGCTCGGCTCAGCTCGCCGGTCCCAAGCACAGTCGTGCGAGCGCGAGAGTTGGGTACGCGACTCATGCGGGTACAACCGTAATGCCGAACACGTCGTCACCCTGTTCAGCTGCAACAAGGTGATAGGCGGCCGCTGAATTGAATGCAGGGCGGTAGAAATGCTGGTCTTGCCAGCCAAGCTTACGCAGCGTTACGAAAAAAAAGTTCACGGTCACATCCTTTCAGGGAAACGATGCGATGAGATTACCAAACGGTAATGACGGGCGTCAACACCATTTAGTAATATTGAGCTTCCGAGATGCTAAAAAGTCGAAAAAATATCCTGGGCCTATGCACGAGAACGGACACATGTTGCCCATGAGCACCAATGTCGGTGCGCACACGACGCACGTCGGGACAGTGCAATTATAGAAATAACTGTATATTTATACAGTACTCTGGTGTAGGATACTAAACAGGTTAGTTGTCGTGAGCCAACAGGCTACGTCGAACAGGTGGGGTGAGGAGTGGAAGAGTATTTCAGACAGATGAAAGAAGCGCTCAGGGCAATGAGCCCTGAGGCACGTGCAGAAATGTTGAAGTTGGCACAGGCCATGGCGGCCAAGCACCCGGCGCAATCGCAGCCGTTGCTACGACTGGTGAGCGGTTCCCGCTCCTGACTCTTCGTTGTCGGCCGATTCGGCGGCTGTCTCGATTAAGCTCTTTCCGATATCTGATGCGCGCCTGTAGTGCGTCAGCACCTCAAGTTCGCGCTGCGTCACGTATGCAAGCGCCATCCATTGGGGCTCAACGCTTTCGACCACAGTAAGCGTTGGGCGTACCCTGCTCAGTTGTGTCTGGGGCAGTTGTTCGTCGAGGCGATCAAGCCATCCAGCCGGCAGATCACATTTAACCTCGAGCTTCCTGGCCTTCTTCTCTCCGAACGACTTCTTGTTCAGAAGGCCGGATATTTCGCTCTGCGCTTCGCCGGTTTCTTCGACGAACTTAGCCTGCGAGCCATCGTATTTTTCTCGTATCAACTGCGCCAGGCGCGCGCGCCGGATGTCTTGGATTTCCATAGACCGGATTGTCCTAGCCGATTACTAAATAGTAAATTACCAAATGGTGTTGACGAATCTCATTACCGTTTAGTAATATGCTTTCCCATGAACAAATTACTCGCATATTTGAACGGCCTCGACAAAGCAGCGCGCATCGAGTTCTGCTTAGCGTGCGGCTCGACCGAGCGCTACTTCCGCAAGGCGATCAGCGCTAGGCAACCGCTCGGCGCTCATCTCTGCATCAACATCGACCGCGAGTCGCGTGGTGCTGTTCGCTGCGAGGATTTGCGTCCCGATGTCGATTTCGCCTATCTCCGCGGTACGGCCAAATTCACTCAGGGGAATTCAGATGGGGCTGCCGATGCGTAGGTCATCTGCACCAGCGACTGCAGGTGCAGCGGTATTTGCCGGCTCAGCGCGAAACGCTCGACAGCGTCAATGGTCAGCGGATCAGTGGCGTCAACCACTTTCCAGCACGGCTGCTCCAATGCGGGCCCGCCGGCAATCTGAAACGCGAGCAGTACGGACCGGCCACCCAGCAGCTGCGCGAATGCATGCGGCTCCAGCGTCCGGACAAATCCGTTGTCGAGCCAGTGCACCAGGTGCTTGTTTACGACCGCCTCCATAAGCGTCATCGGAACCTCTCAATTCAAATAGGAAAGTGCACGCACTTTACAGCTTAGCAATAGTTGGCAAAACCAAAATAAAACAGAGGTGTGTATGGAATTGCGTGAAGCAAAACTCAAGATGATCGCTGCCGTCCGGGGCGGCTGGGACGTTGCTGCTCCTTATCTCGGCATGTCGGTAAACGCGCTACGCAACCGGATCTATGGCGTAAAGGATCAGAAGCTGTCGGACGAAGATTCTCTTGCTCTGCAACTTTTGTCGGACACGAAGCACTATGCGGAAGCGATAGCTGAAGCCTCTGGCGGTGTCTTTGTCCGGTTGCCGGAGGGCGTTGAGCACGAGAATCAGGATCTCATGAAGAAGTTCAACGAGTTGTACGCCAAGCTCGGCGACCTCTCGCGTGATTTCACCGCGGCGATAGCGAACGACGACGTAATAGACTCGCGCGAGCGCAGGGTCCTCGAGGAGGATGCCCGCAGAATGCACCAGACCCTCTCCGAGTTGCTGGGCCTGATGTTCCTGGTCTACGGCCAGCCAGTCGACGGGGGCAAAGATGCGTAACGGTCCGCGTGAGGGTAGCCGCGCCTACCTGGCTCTCCAGTTCCTGCATCAAGTTGGGCCGCTCGATACTAAAGACTGGATGAACCATACGTCCGTCAGCAAGTCGGCCACAAAGTTTGACCGTGAAGTAACCGGCCCGCTCACGCGATGGAATCTCGTCGACGTCAACGAGTCTGGCCTGTTCTGCATCACGCCGGCCGGCCGCGATCTGTTCGAAGAGCGTGAGCCAGAGCCGGTCATTGAAGACGCCGTCACTGGGCGTTACGTTCACCCGCGCCAACCCCTGTCGGCCCGTCATCGCCCCCGGCGCCCCATCCGCCCTGGCGCCTTCGACTACCAGGATATACCGTCCCGCTGCGCGAGCGTCAGTGTGCCGTTCAAAAGCAGCATTAAGTCGGAGAACTGATGAGCAGCAAGGAACAAGTAGTTCTGCAAATGCTCGAGTACGGGCTGCCTCCGCTGCCCGCCAATCACCCGATCATGAACGGTAAGTACCAGCGCTTCGGCCCGCAGAAGAAATGCTGGTACATCCTGCGCGAAATGAAGCTAGACTCGGGCCACACAGTCGTTACCGGCGCGTTTGGACACTTCCAGGGCGAGAACCGCAACACGGTGCCGGTGAAGGTCGACACATCGAGCATGAGCGATGAGGACCGGGCTGAGTATACGCGGCAGCAGCGCGCTGCCGAGAAGGCCGAGGAAGAAAAGCGCGAGGAGGCGGCGCGCCTGGCGGCAGGACGCGCTCGTGACCAGTGGCGCAAGGCGGAGGGAATCCCTGTTGTGCATCCATACCTGGTGCGCAAGCAGGTGCCAGGGTACGGCCTGCGTGTTGGCCTCGATGGCCGGCTGCTCATCCCTCTAGTGCGCGACGGCTATTTGCACGGTCTGCAGAAAATCGACGCGGCCGGCGAGAAGATGCTCAACAAGGGCATGGACGCGATCGGCGTCGCACATGTGCTCGGTACTCTGGAAGGAGCTCCGATCATTGCGATTGGTGAGGGCTACGCGACGTGCGCAAGTGCCCGCCTGTCCCTCGCCCCTGGCTACGATTTGCCTGTGGTCGTCGCCCTCAATGCCGGCAACCTGATCCACGTAGCCAAGGCCCTGCGCCAGCGCTACCCGAACGCGCACCTGCTGCTGCTGGCCGACGACGACTACCTGCTGACCGAGCGCTACGTCGAGCGCCTGCAGGAGGAGTTCAAGGTGTCCGCCCAGGTGCCGATCGACAGCGCGACGCACCGTGTCACCGCCGACGATGGCGAGCAAGTCGAAGTCATGGCTAGGTGGCGTGCGGACGCTCAAGGCATCCGGTACATCGAGGCGGACATCCGTAAAGGCCGCATCGTTCGCACCCCTACGTTCACGAACGCAGGCGTGGCCAGCTGCCATGCCGCGGCCGCGGCCGTTGGGAATGCTTCGGTGGCGTTGCCCCTGTTTGCGGTCGACCGGGCAGGGCGCAAGATCACCGATTTCAACGACCTCCACATCGAGGAGGGGCTGGACAAGGTCGCGGCACAACTCGGTCTTTCTCTCCTCGCTGCGCAGCAGCGCAATCCCGAATCCCCCGCCGCCCCCGCGGAAGCGGCCGCGGGCGAGAGCGATGCCGATCCGCTGTACGACGAGGCAGTCGCCGTCGTGCTGCAGCACGGCCGGGCTTCGATCTCCCTGGTGCAGCGCCACCTTCGCATCGGTTATAACCGTGCCGCGCGCCTGCTCGAGCAGATGGAACTGGTCGGAGTCGTGTCGGCGATGCTGTCGAACGGCAACCGCGAGATCTTGGCGCCGGCGCCAGCCGGTGCCCCTCTCCCCCTCGCTGCGGAGCAGCGCAATACCGGGGCCACCGTCTCACGTCCCGCGGAAGCGGCCGAGGCAGCGCCGCAACCTGCGAACGTCCTCCCCTTCGCTGCGAAGCAGCGCAATATCGATTCTCCCCCTTCCCCCCACGCGGAAGCGGCCGACGTGCAGTCGCCTGCGCCCCCCGCTCCCCCCGCTGCGGAGCAGCCGCGCGCAAGCGCGAATGAGGAGGTGCCGCCGAATTTTGACGAGAGATTTGGTGAGAATGCGCCGCAAGCACGGAGCCCTGCCGGCGACGCTTCGCGCGCGGGGGCGGGGGGCGGTGGCGACCAGGGCGAGAAGAAGGAGAAGGAAAAGCCCAAGAAGGTGTACGGGCGCGATCACTGGGACAAGGTCGACGACGTGCTGGAGAACTTCATCCTGGTGTACGGCGAAGACATGGTCTGGGACTGCCGGCATCGCATGCTGATGCGCCTTGCCGCCATGCGCACGATCGTGGCCAATAGTGACGTGATGAAGTTCTGGAGCGGCGACGCCCGCAAGTGGGTGCTCAAGAAAAACATCGTGTTCGACCCGAAAGAAACGCCATCGCCGTCCGAGAGCGGCCCTACCGCCACGGTCAACCTGTTCAACGGCTGGCCGATGAGGCCCAAGAAGGGCAACTGCCTCCTGATCCGGACGCTGCTCGCGCACCTGTGCAACGGCGACGAGGAGCTGGAGACGTGGATCCTGCGCTGGCTGGCGTACCCGCTGCGGAACCCGGGCGCCAAGATGCCGACCTCGATCATCATGCACGGCGACGAGGGATCGGGCAAAAACTTCTTCTTCGAGCGCGTGGTGAAGCCGATCTATGGCGACTATGGCTACGTGATTGGCAATGACCAGCTGGAGTCGAAATTCAACGACTGGGCCAGCATGAAACTGTTCATGGTGGCCGACGAGGTGGTGACCAGGGCGGAACTCAAGCAGATGAAGGGCAAGCTCAAGGGCCTTATCTCGGGAGAGACCGTTATCGTCAATCCAAAGGGCATGCCTGAGCACGTCGAGAAGAACCAGATGAATTTCGTGTTCCTGTCCAACGAGCTGCAGCCGCTGGCTCTGGACAAGACGGACCGCCGATACTTGGTCGTGTGGACGCCACCGGCACTCGGCCGCGAGTTCTATGAAAGCGTCGGCGCCGAGATCGCGCAGGGCGGCGTCGAGGCGCTTTACCACTTCCTGATGTACGAGCTGGACATGGGTGACTTCAACGCCCACACGAAGCCGATCTACAACGACGCTAAGGACAGCCTGATCGAAAAGAGCCTGGCGCCGGCCGAACGGTTCTACCGCGAGTGGTCGAAAGGCTTCCTGCCGCTGCCGTTCATCACCGTCAGCGTCAACCAGCTGTATGACGCCTTCAAGGTGTGGTGTGCACGATCGGGCGAGCCGATGTACACGTCCATGACGGCCTTCAGCCCCATGGTCGCGCGCTACGCCGGCGACGCCATGCGCAAGCACCTCATCAAGTACGACCTGGGCAGCAAGGTGAAGCAGCGCATGGTGTTCCTCGTGGGCGATCAGCCGCCGGGGAAGTCCCTGTCCGAATGGGCCGAAGGGTCGAGCGCCCTGTTCGAGTCGGAGCTGCGGGCCTATCGCAGCCGGTATGGAGCCAATGTGGATGGTGATCATTAACACAGAGGCAAAGCGTTCACACGCAGAAAGCCCGTAGATAAAGGGTTTGTGAACGGTGTGAATGGTGTGAACGGTGTTCCCTCATGTGCGTGCGCGCGATAGGCAAGCAAGAAACAGAGGTAAAGAAGAACGGAAACGATTGGGCCTCTCTTTGCCAATTATCTATTCATACCCTTCACATCATTAACAAAGGTAGAAAAAACAAAGAGATAGAGCTGTGAAGGGTAGGTGAACGATGTGAATGGTGTGTGACCAGACAACTTTCGAGAGGAGTGAGAGATGGCAAACGGAGGGATGAGGGAAAAAATGCCTGCAGTCGCTGCTTGGATCGACAGCCTACGCGCTGTTTTCGGCGCCGAAGAGATCGATGCGCAGATCAGGAAGGGCATGCGCGGCGAGCCGGTGTTTTTCGCAAGCGAGAACGGGTTCACCGTCGGCACGCCGAGCCCGCCACGGGCCAGGGTGCAGTGGGATGAGAGAGGCCTGCCTTTTGTGATCGAGCCGGGCCAGCAGCAAAGTACGAACGGATAAGCGCCGTATGGCGCCGGATATTGAAAGGGGATCAGCGATGCGAGTAGGGCCGGAGATGGAAGCGATTTTTGGAAGTACAGGTCAGGCGGTGCACCTGGCCTTTGTAGTGATGAGTCAGCCCGCCATGCAGGACGCGCCGATGCGCAAAGCGCTAATCCGCGTGCTGGAATCGATCAGGCTCGCGGATGAGCAGCGTGCCTGGCTTGACCAGCTTCGAGGGCAACCGTCCGAGTCGGTTAACTTCGGCGGTCTGAGTGGTGATGAGGTACGCGCGCAGTGCGCAATGATTACCCAAGCCGTTAAGCAGCTGCCAAAGCCTGAGATGTGGGCGCTACAGGCAAAGTACGGTCACGTGGAGTTCGAGGATATGACGCCGGCTGACCTCACAGGCGCCCAGCTGGCGGACGCGCTCGATCGTGCGACGAAAGAGGTCGAGACATCGACGGCAAAAATGCGGCAAGCCCGGCTCGCCCTTGATGCGTCGCGAGAGCAATACTTGGCAACTCAAGGCCGCATAAGCGGTGCAGACGTTGAGACCTCGATCCGCAATCAGTACGAGGCCGCGCGCGACGACGTGCGCGATGCCGGCGGCGAATTGGCGCGTGCGGAGGCAGCGGCCCGCGCGGTGCAGATCGCAATCGATCGCGCTAAAGGTGGCCTGATCGACAGCGGTAAGGCTGCAGGCGGCGAGTCGCGCCGGTTCGCTTTTTCGGCGGAACGCATCGAGGCCATAAAGGGTCTGTCCGATTGGTTCCGTCCATCCTTCCCGAGGATCAAGCCGCTCGCTATCGACTGTATGCTGGGACGTTTGTTTGCGAACCATGCCAAAGTTGGCATCTCGTTCCGCGACCTGGCTGAGTCATTCGGCGGGAATGCGATGGCATATCAGCGCGCCAGCTTTAAAATGCAGAACCACCTTCGTCAGCTGGAGCAGCTGGCAATGCAGCATCTGGAAATTCGCTTTGTAAATGATGGCGTTGCCTTGCCGACAGAAAGTGATTGACGGAACTGTTACAGCTGGGATATATTTGCGCCACTCTCGAAGCAATTGCGACCTGAGAAAGAATAGCTTCAAAAAGCCCCGTCCGGCCTAAGCCTGACGGGGCTTTTTGTTTTCCGAATCTGATCTTGATGGAGTCCGTATGCGCTACTTGGCACGCTGGAGTAATGGTCGTTGGAAGACTTTTGACCGCTTCAAGTTTACGGACGTAGCTATGCACCACACGAAGCAGCTTGCAGAGGACGCGGTGGCCACGTTGAACGCGGTGCGGCAGCGCTAGTATCCCCACGATTTAGTTCCTTCAATTCCAGATCGCCGATCTGGTCAGCCGCCGACAGCAGTGATGCGTCGGCGGCTTTTCTTTTCCGAGGTCCGTCGTGCGTCTTCCACCAATGATGAGTGTTGAAGTGGCCGGCCAGGTGGTCCGCCGCCCTAGTGTGGCCGACGTGCTGGTTTACGATCGCACCGGCAGGCCTGCCGTTGCACGTATGCGTCCCGAGCTCTTGGAAGGTGAGCGTCTGATTGAACGTGCTGGGCAGATCCCGGCCATTGTGAAGGAGGCGCCATGCCTGATGTGAATCTCATCTACCGCGACCGGATGGTCCTGGCCGTGACAGGTGCGCGGCCAGCGGTGTCAGCCAAGACGGCGGACACTGCCGCGCTCGACAGGCTCTGCTATGCGCTGGCCGATGCCGAGGAAGCAAAGCGTGTGCTGTGTGCGAAAGGATACGGTCTGCCGAGCCAGTCACTAGCTGACCTGGTGCGCAAGCTGCCCACGATAAAACTCTGAATCGCGCTTCGGCGTGATCCATCCAACGAGTGTAGACGTCTGCACATCGCCATCAGGACTCAATATGCCAAAGTCAGCACCACGCCCCTGCAGCGTCATCGGCTGCAACGTGCTGGTACGCGACGGTGGTAGTCGCTGCTCCGCGCACCCGCGGCAAACCTGGGTAAAGGTTGTTCCCGTCAAGCGGATCACTGGCCGGCGATTGCAGAAGATGCGCGCGGCTCTGTTCGCGCGCGCTCCGCTTTGCGCTGAGTGCCAACGGCAAGGCCGCATCCGTCTTGCCACGCAACGCGACCACATTACCCCACTGGCTGAGGGCGGGGTTGACGACGAAAGCAATGAGCAAGGGTTGTGTGGCGATTGCCACGACGAGAAGAGCCAGCGAGAGGCGACGGCAGGACGCGCCAAGTCCCGGCAGTCGTAGGGGAGACGGGGGCGGGTCGAATCTCTGGCCGGCGCCAGCGGAAACCGGGCATCCAGCATGAAATTTATGGGAACGAAAAACTACCCCCGGGGGGTTTACATCGCCGAGGTGCGCCTGGTTCATCGTCCCTGAACCCTCGGTGGAAAACGAACGGATCGGTAAAAATGGACCCTTTAAAAAATTTTGGCACGCAGCCTCCTGCTGTTGGCGGGGCGAGCGTTAAGGCGTCGGAGGTTACGTCGCCGGACGCACCGCCAGTCATCGGGCTGAGTGAACGGGAAAAGCAGGTCTACGACTACTTGTGCGAGTCGCTGCGCGAGGCCGGGATCGAGCACTTGACGGCCGGGATGCCCCTGGCCGTGATTGTGCGGACATTCATCGACTGGATCGATGCATCTAAAAAGTGTGCAGCCGACGGCCGCGTACAAATTTCAAAAACCGGGTGGGCTACGCCGACACCCTGGGCCGATGACGAAAAGCGGCTCAAGATGGAGTTAGGACAATGGCTGCCGAAAGCATGTCTAACGATTCCATCGCTGGCGCGAGTGCGCAAGGACACGGGCGAGCGAGGGGGACAGGACGATCTGTTCAGCGACCTCGTAAGCCACGCTACCGGCTTACCAGGAAGAAGCTTTTAGAATTAACACCGGAGACGCTGCACGAGTGGGATGATGCATATGGCCTACCAGTTCTGCGCGGTGAGATTCTGGTCGGACGCTACGTGTACCTGGCGGTGCAGCGGCATTACCAGGATCTCCAGCATGCGGGCCCGCGCGGCTATGTCTTCAACCCGGGCCACGCTTGGCATATCATTCACTACATCGAGCGCTTCTTCGTCCACATCAAGGGACCGCTCGCCGGCCGGCCGATCCTTCTCGATCCCTGGCAGAAGTTCTGGACCGCGCTCTTATATGGCTGGCGCCGGAAAGTAGATGGGCGCCGTCGCTTCAGCCGCGCTTACGAGGAGGTGGCCAGGAAGAACGGGAAGAGCACGTGGAAGGGGCCTCAGGGCGCCTACCTCTTTTCCATGGATGGCGAGATCGGCGCGGAAGTCTATGCGGTCGCCACAACGCGATCGCAGGCCATGACCGTTTTCAAGCCAGCCTTCGACAACATCAAGCGCTGGGCGCGGCGCTCGCCAGGCATCGCCCGGTCGTTCAAGGTCTTCGCGGGACTGAATCAGGAAAAGATCGAGCTCGACACGTCGGTCTTCGCACCACTGCCGGCAAACGCGGAAAATCTTGATGGCTTGAACCCGTCGGCGATATTGTTCGACGAACTACATGCGCAGCGCAGTCGTGACGTCTGGGACGTGATGGAAACCGCACTCGGTGCCCGCGCACAGCCGCTACTATCTGCGATTACCACTGCCGGATTTATCTTGGACGGCATTTGCACAGAAGTCCGCTCGTACCTTATTTCGGTGCTGGAAGGGAAGCGTGTTGATGACGCATTCTTCGGCTACGTGTACACGCTGGACGCTGATGATGACCCCTTCGTCGAGGCGAATTGGTACAAGGCGAATCCGGGCTTGGGCCGATCGAAAACCCTCGAGTACATGCGAGGAATGGCGCGCAAAGCCGCTGCATTGCCAGGCGCGCGCGCCAATTTTCTGACGAAAGACTTGAACGTCTGGTGCAACAGCGCTGACGGATGGTTCGACATTAGCGTCTGGGATAAAGGCGGTAAGAAGTTTGACCCGGCGCTTCTGAAGGGGCGACGCTGCTTTGGCGGGCTAGACCTCGCGTCGACTCGCGACCTGGTGGCCTACTCGCTTGTATTTCCGCCTGACGACGACGATGGAGAATGGTATGTCCTCGTTTGGTTCTGGTGCCCGCAGGAGAAGATCAACGCCGAGGAGCATGACGACGCCGCGCCGTATAAGGCCTGGCAAGAGGCCGGCTGGATTACCGGGACCGAAGGTAATGTCACCGACTACAAGCCGGTTCGCATGCAGATCCTGCAGTCAATGCAAGACTTCGACGTGCAGGAGATCGGCTTCGATCGTTGGAATGCACTGCAGCTGGCGAATGAGCTTCTGGAACAAGAGGTTCCGCTCGTTGAGGTTCCTCAGAACACGGGCGGCATGTACCCCGGTAGCAAGCTTCTGGAGGAGCTGGTGTACGGCAAGGTAATGCAGCACGGAGGCAACCCAGTGCTGCGCTGGTGCGCGGCCAATACAGCACTGCTGTTCGACTCCAATGGCAACTACAGACCCGACAAAAAGAAGTCGAATGCTAATGGTCGCATCGACGGCATTGTCGCGACTGTTATGGCCCTAAGCCGGGCAGTGTGTAGCGATCCTGAAGCCGACATCAACGACTTTCTTAACTCTCCGATCAGCGCATGAACCTATTCAATTCCTTTCGCACCTGGTGGGGCCGTGGCGGCGCGATCGCCGAAACGGTCGGCACGCAGATGCCTCTCCCAGGTGCGCCGCTGATACCGGACACAGGGACGGTCAGCGTCGACGGCGCCCTGCAGATCAGTACCGTGTGGTCATGTATCGATCGACGCGCGACTACAGTCGCCAGTCTGCCGTTCTTCGCCTACCAGCAGGTCAGCGGCGAAAAGCAACTGGCGCGCACCAGCCGCCTTTACGCGATCCTGCACGACTCACCAAATAGCCGCATGACTCCGTTCGAGTTCTGGCGGGCCATGATGATGAATCACGATTTGCGCGGAAATGCTTATGCAAGGATCGACCGCGATGATGCCGGCGAGGCGATGGCGATGTGGCCAATGCCAGCTGACCAGGTAGAGCCGATCGTGTTACCGGACGGCGCGATGGTCTACAAGTACACGATTGGCGCTGACATCGCAGTGCTGTCCCAAGAAAACGTCTTGCACCTGAAGAATCTGGGTAACGGAACTATAGGCCTGGCTAAGCTTGAATTCATGCGCGCAACGACGGACGAGGCGGCGAAGGCTCAAAACGTCGCGGCAAAGACGTTCGCGTCGGGGGGCAAACCTACAGGCGTTCTGATGGTCGACAAGGTGCTTGACAAGGCTCAGCGAAAGGCCGTTGAGGAGCGCTTCGGCGAGATGGCGTCGGGCAGTACGAATCGGCTCTGGGTGCTCGAGGCAAGCATGAAGTACGAGCAGGTCAGCATGTCGCCGGAGCAGCAGCAGTTGCTTGAAACTCGAAATTACGGCGTCGTCGAGCTATGCCGTTGGTTTGATGTACCCCCGGTGCTGGTGCATCACCCTAGCGAGACTGGATGGGGTACCGGCATCTACGAAATCAAGGACGGCTTTTACACACTGTCGATCCGTCCGATGGTGATCAACATCGAGCAAGCTGTACGCAAGCGCGTCATGACCGCACGACAGCGTGCGTCGATGACTGTCGAGTACAGTCTGGACGCGCTACTGCGCGGTGACCCGGTAAAGCGGGCTGAGATTAATGCGAAAAACGTCCAAAACGGTATCAAGAATCGCGCCGAGATTCGCCAGCTTGAAGGCGATCCCTACATCGCGGGCACGGAAGTGCTGACGGTCCAGAGCAACCTGCTTCCACTGGACATGCTCGGCCGGGTCACCGCCCGCGGCGGATCCGGCGCTGACATCGCGCAATAGCGAGGAAAAACACATGCTGATTAAGAAAACCTTGCCTCTAGGCGACACGGAGTTCAAATTTACCGAGGATTCGGGCGTGTTCAAGGGCTACGCCAGCGTCTTCGGCGGCGTGGACTCGTACCGGGACACCATCCTGAAGGGCGCCTACCTCGACACGTTGCGCGAGAACGGCCTGCCGAAGATGTTCTACAACCACAAGTGGGACATGCCGATCGGGAAATACACGAACGTCGATGAAGATTCGAAGGGCCTGTGGGTCGAAGGCGAGCTCACGCCCGGCCACAGCCGCGCATCCGACGTGCGCGCGTCGATGCTGCACAAGACGCTGGATGGGCTGAGCATTGGAGGGCGCCTGCGTAAGGGCGACTACAAGGACGGAAACGATGGCGGCCGCATCATCCACAAGTGGAGCGACCTGAAAGAGGTGTCTCCAGTTGTTTTCCCTGCTGATAGCTCGGCTCGGATCGACCTGGACAGCGTGAAGTACAACGACGAGATGGCGGCAATTGAGACCATCCGGGATTTTGAGTATTTCCTGCGGGATGCGGGGAATTTCAGCAAAGGGGCGGCCCAGGCACTGACCGCCCGCGCCAAGGCGTTGTTTACCCTGCGGGATGCAGACGACATCGACGAGGCGAAGCAGCTTGAGGACCAGATTCTGGCCCGCCTGCTGAAGATGAGCCAATAACCCGCATCACAACCCGACAGGCCGCTTCAAGCGGCTTTTTTTACGTCTTAAGGAATCCCATGTCCGAAGCAATCACGAAAGCCCTCGATTCGATCGAGACCAAACTGCAAAAGATGTCCGAGAAGGCCGACGCCGAGATGAAAGACCTCGGCAAGGTCACTACCGATACCAAGACCGCAATCGATGCCCTGGGCATTGAACAACGTACGCTGGCCGACCGCCTGCTGCAGCTCGAGCAGAAGGGTTCGGCCCAGCAGGACGATCAGCCGAAGGCCGAAAGCTGGGGCGACCAATTCGTCAAGGCCGCGGGCTACGGCGACTTCCAAAAGAAGGGCGCGCAGCGCGGCTCGGTCGGCGTCGAGGTGAAAAACACCGTCACCAACGCTATCGCCAACACCTTCAGCGAACGCCGCCCGGGCATCGTCGAAGGCGCCTTCCGCGTCTTTACCATCGAAGATCTGCTGGTCAACATCCCGACCACGTCGAACGCGATCGACTGGATCCGCGAAAATGTGTTCACCAACGCCGCGGCTGAGACCGCCGAAGGTGGCCAGCTGCCGCAGTCCAGCATCACGTTCACCCCGGGCACCATGCCCGTGCAGAGCGTCGGCCACTTCGTCAAGATCACCCGCCAGCTGGCGATGGACAACGCCGCCCTGGCCGCGTACATCAACCGCCGGATGATTTACGGCGTGAACCTGAAGGTCGAGAACCAGCTCGTGGCCGGCAACGCTACCGCCCCGAACCTGTCCGGCCTGACCAATGCCGGCAATTTCACAGCGCACGGCTACACCGCGGCGTCGCTGACTGCACTCAACCTGTCGCCGACCAACTGCTTCGACCTGATCGGCAAGATGATCGGCGACTGCGCGCTGGCCGATTACCCCGCCGACGTCGTGGTGCTGAACACCGGCGACTGGTGGACTCTGCGCCTGGCTAAGGACAGCCAGGGCCGCTACCTGCTGGGCGATCCGGGCTCGAACGTGGTCCCGATGCTGTTCGGCCGCCCGGTCGTCGCCAGCAATGCCATGGTGGCAGGCAAGGTCTGGGTCGGTTCGCTGTCGCAGGCCGCAACGCTGCACACCCGCGAAGGTATCGCCCTGGATCTGTCGGATTCGGACGAGAACAATTTCCAGCTGCAGTTGGTGACCATCCGCGCGACCCGTCGCCTGGCGCTGACCGTCGAGAAGCCGGCCGCCGCCCGTTACGGCGACTTGCGGCCGGCGTAATCAATTGTGGGGCCGGTAAATGCCGGCCCCCGCAACAGGAGAAACCGATGGTTGAAGTTGTCATTCAAGGAATCGTGGTGACCCACCAGTACGGGACGTTGAACACGGGCGACGTGCTGCGCACCGATCCAGAGTTCGCGAAACACCTGGTGGAGGACTGCAACGCTGCGAAGTATCACAACCCGATTGCCGCCTCGCCCAAGACCGAGATGCCGGCGGTGTCTGGGATTGCCGAGCTGGTCGAGACCCCATCCCCGGCTCCGGCGGTGTCCGAGGTCACTGCGCCGGTCGAGATCGCCTCCCCGGCGGCGGCGATGCCCGAGGTTGCAGAGCCGGTGGATATCTCATTCCCGGCGCCGGCGGCGTCCGAGGTCGCGGCGCCGGTCGAGATCCCATCCCCAGCCCCGGCGGTGTCCGAGACCGCCGCGCCGGTCGAGAGCCCACCGCCAGCGCCGGCAGTGTCGGATGTTACCGCGCCGCCCAAGCCAGGCCGCAAGTCGAAGCCCCAATAGTAATTCCATGAGCCCCGACGACGCCGCCCTCGTTGCATTCGTGCGCGCGGAAGCAGCGGCGCCGGGCGCACTGATCGTCGCCGTGAAGGGTAGGGTGGCGATCTTCCCTGAAGACATAGTCGCGATGAGCGACGACGAGCTGCTGGCATTTATCGCCGGCCGGCTCGCTGAACAATGAAAGGCAGGCCATGGCCGCATTCCAGAAGGTCAACGCGTTCGTCGAGGCGCTCGCGAAGAAGAAGCACAACCTGGCGACCGATCAGCTGGTGATCCTGCTGACGAACACGGCGCCGACGGCGGCTGGTTCGGCGGTGACTGCCGACATTGCCCAGATCAGCTACACGAACTGTTCGACGCGTAATGTGACCACGACGTCCTCGGCGCAGACCGGCGGCACCCTCAAGCAGGTGTGTGCTGACCTGACGCTGACGGCATCGGGCGGCACGGTGGGCCCGTTCCGCTACGCAGTGCTGGCCAACTCCACCGCGGCCAATGGCGACCTGGTGAGTTTCTACGACTACGGCTCGAGCATCACCCTGAACGATGGCGAGAGCATCCTGATCGACTTCGACCAGGCCGCCGGCGCATTCACCCTGGGCTGACGAAATGCTCGCCAATGGAATCAAACAGACCACCACCAGCACCGGCACCGGCAATCTGGCGCTGGCTGCGGTGGCCAGCTACCCGAAGATGTCGGATGCGTTCGCGATCGGCGCGCTACTTTCCTACGTCCTGCTCGATAGCGGGGGACTGCTGCTTGAAACCGGCATCGGCTACCTGCTAGACGCGACCACCCTTGTGCGTGCGAAGGTCTGCGCGACGCTGGTGGCCGGCGTCTATAACGCATCCAATCCGACGCCGGTAAATTTGTCCGGCACGACCACCGTAGATGTGACGCCGCATGCTGCAACGCTGGAATCAATGCTGCCGACGGTGGATCAGGTGACGGCCGGCGTGCTGCGGTTCCTCACGACGGCTGGACGAAACGGTAACTTCACCACGCAATCCATCAATTCCCTGCGGGTTCACTACATGCCGTTCCTGTTAAGGGCCGGCTCTCCTGTAGTTTCGATGATGGCGAACGTCAGCACACCAGGCGCTGCCGGTACCGTTTTCCGGCTTGGAATCTACAGCTGCAACGAAAAGGGGTACATGGGGCGCTTGCTGGCCACCTCTGGCGACATGGATGGCGCATCGAGTGGCCAGAAGGTTGCTACGCTGGCCGCCCCGCTGGTACTGCCGCCCGGCTGGTACTTCGTGGCCATCGTCTGCAGCGTTTCGGTCAGTTTTACGGCGAACACTGCAGGCAACGGCAACATCATTGGCGGTACACCATTCGGCCTGAACTCCGCACTCACACCTATCGACATTCATTACGAAACCGTCGCCAGTGCGGTGCTTCCTGTTACGCCAGACCCGAACACGGCGTACTTCGCTGGTAATACCCACAACCCACTTGTCTATCTGGGGGTCGCGTGATCCAGTACATCGAAAAAGGTCATGGCCTGCATACGGCCATCACCAGTGCTGGGCACTGGTTGATGCAGGTAGACGGCGTTTGGTTGTCGAGCGATGATGCCGCCGTTCAAGCCATCATCGACACTTACACGCTCGATCTGGCGAAGGCTGAAAAATGCAGCCTGGTGCTGGCGCGCGCCGCTGAATTGCGCGACAAGGTGACCGCGACGGTTAGCGTTGGCGAAATGGCCGCGTGGCCGATCAAGCGAGCCGAGGCGGACCTGTTCGCCGCGAGCGCTGATCCGCTGCAATGCCCGATGCTGACTAAGGAATCGCAGCGCCGCGGCATAACTCTCGCGGAGCTGGTGACGAAGGTGCTCGCCAATGCCGCCCGGTTCGAATACGCCGAAACGGCAATCGGCGGCACTGACGGCATGCATCGCGATGCGATCAACAGGCTGACGACGTTCGAAGCTGTCGCGGCGTACGACTTCAGCGTTGGCTGGCCGGAGGTGTAAATGAGTCTCGCGCTATTCCCGCTGGGTCTGGCGCCGCTAGGGCTTAGCCTGGCTACCAGCGCCGCACCACCGAAGACTTATACGCTCACAGCGTCGCCCGGATCGTTCGCGCTGGCCGGGGCCGCGACAGGCCTGCGCACAAGTAGGGTGTTGCCAGCGGCTGCCGGGGCTTTCGCCTTGGTCGGATTGCCTGCAAGAGTGATCGCGGCGCGGCGCCTTCCTGCTGCGCCTGGTGCATTCGCGATGAACGGCGCCGCCACAGCGCTTGTCGCTGCTCGACGCTTGCCGGCCGCAACCGCCACCTTCAGCTTCGCAGGCGGCATTGCATCGCTGCGCACGAATCGGAGGCTGGGCGCCGCGGCGGGATCGTTCACACTTGCCAGTACGAATGCGCAGCTGAACTACTCGCCTCTGCAGCCGCCCACTGGCTCGATCTACACCCTCAGCGCTGCACCTGGTGCTTTCGGCCTGGCTGGCGCCGATGCTGGCTTGCGTGCGGAGCGGCGACTGGCCGCTACATGCGGATCCGTTCTCCTCTCGGGCACGCCGGTGCGGGTGGCTGTTGGCCGGCGGATGATCGCTGGCGCTGGCAGCTTCGGTCTGCAGGGCTTCGAGGTTGGATTGCACGCATGGCGCCGACTTCCGGCGCAGGCCGGAACGTTCGACCTGGTCGGCGCCGCAGTGCAGCTGAACTACAGCGCACACATCGAGTACGCCCGCGCGCCCGCTGGGTCGGGCTACGTGCCTCAGCAGCATTACAACGAACGCCGGCCGGCGGCGACCAGTTCGCCGCGGCCAGCGGCAACCCAAGGAAATTACAGATGACCACCCGCGAGATCTCCCCGCCGGCGGCGTTGGCAGTGACCCTGGCCGAAGCCAGGGACCAGCTGCGCATCGAGCAGGACAACACCGCGTTCGATACGCAGCTGACCATCTGGATCGCGGGCATTACCAAGGAGGCGGAGCATGCAACTGGCCGGGTCTTCGTCAACCGCGCGATGCGGGCCACACTGGACCGGTTTGAACCCTCGATTTGCCTGAGCGCTCCAACCTTCAGCGTCGAGAGCGTGAAGTTCATCGATGTGGATGGCCAACTGCGCACACTCGATCCTGCCGACTACTTCGCCGACTTGGTAACTGAACCGGGCTATGTCATGCCGCAAGTTGGCAAGGCCTGGCCGGCCACACTTGTGCGCGCGAACGTCGTGATGGTCGACTACACCGCAGGCTCGGGCACTACGGCAAACGCTGTGCCGGACGCTGCCCGCACGTTCATTCTCGCGCGGCTGACCGAGCTGTGGGATCCGACCGCCAAGGAATTCAAGCAGACCGTGCGTTCGAATTTCACCGCGCGCCTGCTCGACAGCCTGAAGGTGTACGGATGACCAACGCATTTACCCTCGACAAGCAGGTGGTGCTGCAGGCTCATTCGACAGGTCGCGACGCGCTGAACGCACCGACCAAGGTGTGGGTTAACGTGCTGCCAGGCGCCGGCACGCTGTGGGCCTGGATCAAGGACATCAGCGGCCGCCAGTACGTCGCCGGCGGCGGCACCCAGAACCCGGTCGTGACCGAGATCGGGATCCGACGACGTGGCGGGGTCCTGCCGAGCATGCGCATCCTGCACGGCGGTTTCGCCTACGACATCCAGGAGGTGCTCGAGCGCGACAACCACTGGACCATCCTGATGTGCAAGAAGGAGGTGCTCAATGGCTGAAGAGCGCATTCTCGGCCTCGCCGACCTGAAATTGCGGATGAATGGACTCAGCGACCGCCTGCTGCAAAAGAAGCTGCGCCCAGCCGTACGCCGCGGCGCGAATGTCATCAAGGCGCAAGCGCGCGAGAACTTCAACACGGGCGCCGGCCCAAACGACATCACCGAGGCGCTGAAGGCATCGATTCGCGTCACCCCGCGGCGCGGCACGCCGACCCGGGTAGTGATCAGCGTGGTCGCCGGCGACCTGACCGGCGCCCAGATCAAGAAATTCGGGAAGAAGGCCGCGTTCTACGCCTTGTGGGTGGAGAAGGGGCACATCAACCGTGCATCCGGCCAGGCGCTGCGAGGTAGCAAGGCTGGCATTCGGGCGGCACGGGCGGCATCGACGAACAACACGCCGGCGCACCCATACATGCAGCCGGCGCTTGAGGCGAAGGCGCAGGAGGCGATCGACATCACCATCCAAGCTGTGGCCGACGGACTGCAGGAGGTCGCCTGATGAGCGCGCACTCGGCAATTCTCGGCCTGCTGCAGGCGTCCGCTGACCTGGTAGCGCTTGTGGGCGGGCGTATTTCCCCGGACGTGATGGACGATCCGCCCGTCTATCCGGCGGTGACGTTTCAGAAGATGGGCGGCGCGGGCACGCGCAGCGCGACCGCGAGTACTGGTCTGATGCGCGCCACGATGCAGGTTTCGACCTGGGCGCGGTCCCGGATCGAGGTGGTTCAGATCGCCGCCGCTGTCCGCAAGGCTTTAGACCGGCGCCGCCAGGTAACAGTGGCCGGCGTACGCGTCGACGACTGCTTCTACGAGAGCGACTTCGATCTTGTCGACCCGGACGACGGAATCTGCTTCAACCACATGAGCTTCAGGATCCACTACCGCGAAACGACATGACGAAAACAGAACAGATCATCGCAGCCATGACAGCGGCGCTGACCGGCGCCGGCCTGGCCGTGCGCGACGACACAGCGGCCCTATTCAGCTTCGAGGACCACCCTTGCATCCTGCTCGACTGCGGCGACGAATACCCGGACCCGGTGGTGGGAATGGGCTTCGTCTACTGGAACCTGACTGTGCTGATGCTGATCGGCGCCGATGGCCCGGTGCCGAAGATGGCGCCGGAGCCTACGCGCGCGGCTGCTCACGCTGCGCTGTACGCGGATCGCACGCTGAGCGGCGCCGTGATGGACCTCGCTGTCGGCCCGATCAGCCGCAGCATCGATGAGGAAAACCCGGCCTGCGGCATCACCCAGGTCACCTACAACCTGAAATACCGAACCATGGAAGGAACGGCATGAACCACCAACACGAGGGCAAGGGCGGCAGTTATGTCGTCGGCGAGGACGGCGACGTCAAGCTGGTCGAGCGCACCAAGGAACCAGGCGAGGATTCGCCGCCCGACGACTCGGCGCCCGCCGAGGCACCCAAGACCACGAAGGCCGCGAAAGCGGCCTTTTCTTCGCCGGCCGCACCGGCTGACCAACCCTCGAAGGAATAAAGATGGCACTTCTCACCCGTAAGCGCGCCATTCTGGCGAAGATCGAAGGCACCTACGGCCAGGATCCGACCCCGACGGCAACGCTCGACGCTCTCCTGATGAGCAACCTGAACGTCAGCCCAATGGAAATGACGCTGGCGCAGCGCAACAACGTCAAGGCCTACCTGGGCAGCAACCCGTCGGTCCTGGCCGCGATTTACGCTAAGGTCAGCTTCGACATCGAGGTGGCCGGTTCTGGCACCGCCGGCACCGCGCCGGCATACGACGAGCTGCTGCGCGCCTGCGGCCTGTCGGCGAAAACGCTGGCGGCGGCACTCTCGGGCGCCGCGGCCGCCGGCAGTGCTGCCAGCATCACGCTCGCCGCCGGCGCCTCGGCGATCGACGATGCGTACACCGGCATGACGATCAACCTGACCGGCGGCACTGGCGCGGGACAGTCGGCGGTGATCGCCAGCTATAACGGCACCACGAAGGTGGCTACCTTCACCGCCCCGCTGGCGACCGCAGCCGCTGCCGCTACTGCATACACGCTGCCCCTGCAGGTGGTCTACCGTCCTGTATCGGATCTCTTCGAGTCGGTGGCGTTCTACGTCAACGTCGACAACGTCAAGCACCTGGTGCTGGGCGCGCGCGGCACGGTCTCGGTGAAGGCCAGCGCCCAGGGTATTCCAATGTGGAGCTTCGCCTTCACCGGCCTGTACACCACGCCGACGGATACTCCGATCCCGGCGGTCGTGCTGACCCAGTACGCCGCGCCGCTGGCGGTTAACAACCAGAGCACCACCGGCCTGAACATCTCAGGCTACCTGGGCGGCGTGATCAGCGACTTCAGCATCGACCTGGCGGCGTCGGTCGTGTTCCGCTCGCTGCCGGGCGGCACCGAACAGGTGCTGCTCACCGACCGCCAGCCGACCGGCTCCATCACCTTCGAAGCGACCACGGTGGCGGCGAAGGACTGGTGGACGCTGATGAAAAATGTGGTGCTGGGCCCGTTCTCGGTCACCCACGGCACCGCGGCGGGCAACAAGGTCAAGATCGACGCCCCGCAGCAGCAGCTGACGACGCCGAGCTACGGCGACAAGGACGGCATCACGATGCTGACCTGCAAGCAGACCTTCAACCCGCTCAACGGCAACGACGAGCTGACCATCTGCTTCATGTAACCCCGGCGTAAGCCGACAACCGAGCACCGACCAGCCGCCGTCGCCCTTCGCGTGGGCGCGGCGGCCGGCACGGGCATATTCATCTCACGCGAAAAGGAAACACCATGCTGATCATCTCCACCTCGAAAGACAAAACCATCAACTGGCCGGTCAAGGTCGACATCCCCGCCGACGGCGGCAAGATCAACAAGTTCGAATTCACCGGCACGTTCAAGCTGCTCGACGACGACGAGAAGGAAGCACTCGCGGCCGAGGCCAAGCAGAACGAAGCCGATGCGAGCGACAGCGACGAGCCGGACAACGCCTGGAAGGAAGGCGTGGCCGATCGCATCTTGGCGCGCATGGTCGGCTGGAAGCAGGTCGTCGACGACGACAAGAACCCGATCGAGCTGAACCGCGTCACCCTGCTCGGCATCCTGCGCAGCCCGCACGGCATGAGCATCCTGGCCGGCATCAACCGCGCCATGCGCGAGATCACCTTCGGCGCCCGCGAAAAAAACTGAAGGATGCCGCCGCGTATTGGGCGCGCGGCGGCAAGGACGACGGCAAGGCTGCGCAGAACGATTTCGAACTGTGGGGCCTTGCATCGGACGAGACAGCAGCCTGGGTCGGCGTCGATGAGTGCCCGCAGCACTTCGAAGTCTGGGCAGAAAACTGGCTCATCGTCGAGGTGTTCCAGGCGATGGACACCCAATGGCGCTGGACAGGCGGCATGCAGTCCTACCAGGCCGGCCTGGACTTCAACACGCTGCCGGCGGTCTATGAAGGCCTGCAGGTGCCGCGCAAGCGGCGCGCCGAGGTCTTTCAGGGCCTGAAGGTCATGGAGCGGGCCGCGTTGAAAGTAATGCACGCTGCAGCTTAATGGGGCCACTTCGGTGGCCCCTTTTCTTTTCGGGGCCCGCTTTCGTCGCGCCCTTTTTGTTGAGGTTTTACTATGCCAGGTGCCGTTACCGTAGGCGGATTGGTCATCAACCTGGCCGCCGAGACCAGTCAGCTCAAGACCGACATGGCAGAGGGGGCGCGCGCGGTCGAGGCCGGCGCCAAGACCATGATCAACTCCATGGTCGGCATCACCGAATCGTCGGACCGCGCGACCGATGCTGGCGCGCGCATGGTGCGCCAACTGAAGGAGGAGATCGCGACGTTCGGCATGTCCAGCCAGGAGATGCAGCAGTACAAGGCAAACCTGAACGGCGTCGGCGGCGAGGTCGAAGCGCTGATGGGGCGCCTGAACCAGATGAGGACCGCGCAAACCGGCTTCACCGACCAGCTCGCGGCATCCGAGGCAGCGGCCACCCAGCGAATCCGCGACATGGTGGCGGCATCGATGTCGGAAGTATCCGCCATGAACGATGTAGCAGCGGCCACGCAAAGCGTCGCCGGCGCCCAGGCCTCGGCTGCGCGCGTCGGCGCCGACTTCGCGGAGTCGCAGCGCCTGCAGACCCTGAACATGCAAGGCGTCGCGGCGGCTATGAAGGGCGTGCAGGAAAGCACCGCTGCGCTGTCAGCGGAGACCCAGCGCATCATGGCGCAATACGACCCGCTGGGCGCCAAGCTGCGCGCGCTGCAGTCGGATCAGGCCACCCTACGTAAGGAGATGGGCAACAGCGTCGATCCAGCCGCCATCAAGGCATTCCAGGGCCTGGAGGACGAGATTTCCAAGACCCAGGTGCTAATGGCGCGCGCCGCCGTGCAGGCCAACGCGCTCGGCGGGTCGACCGCGCAGCTGACTCAGACCCAGACCCAGCTGATCGAGCGCTTCCGCGACCAGGCCACCACGATCGGCATGAGCCGGTCGCAACTGATGGCCTACCAGGCCGCTCAGGCTGGCGTCACGGAGCAGACCAAGTCAGCGATCGCTGCTGTGAAGGCTCACGAGGATGCGATCAAGGCCGCAGCAGACGCCAAGGAGAAGGACCGCAGCGCGACCACGATGATGACCGACGCGCTCAAGCTGCTGACGACTGGCTATGCCGCGATGAAGGTCGGCGAGTTCGTCAAGGATTCAGCGCTGCTGGCCACGCGCTATGAGACCCTTGAGGTGGTTATGGGCGTGGTGGGTCGCACCGCCGGCTATACCAAGGTGCAGATGGACGCCGCGGCCGAAGGCGTCGCGAAGCAGGGCATCACCATGACCGAGTCCCGCAATTCGGTCGTCAAGCTTGTGCAGGCCCACGTCGACTTGGCCAATGCGTCGGCGCTGGCCCGCATCGCCCAGGATGCGGCGGTGATCGGTAACATCAACTCCTCCGAGGCCTTCGACCGCTTGGTGAACGGCGTCGCCCGCGGCAACGTACTGATCCTGCGGAACATCGGTATCAACGTCAATCTGCAGGCCGCATATCAGCAGATGGCGGATTCGCTCGGCAAGAGCACCCGCGAGCTGACGGAGAACGAGCGCGTTCAGGCGCGGCTGAACGCTGTGCTCGAGCGCGGTACTGACATTGCCGGCACCTACGAAGCGGCGATGGACACGGCCAGCAAGCAGATCACGTCGATGCAGCGGTACACCGAAGATCTGAAAACGACCTTCGGCGAAGTGTTCAACGAGACGCTCACGATCGGCGTAATGGCGCTCACTGACGGGCTGAAAGACGCTAACGGTGAAGTGACCGAACTGGCCAAGAATGGGCAGCTTCAGGAGTGGGGCCGCGACCTGACCAACGTATTCGTTGGCGTGGTTAACGCGATCGACAACATCCTGAATAGCGCCCGCATGGCCGGCACCTGGGCGGCGCACTTCAACGCGGAAGGCACGATCGACAAGCAGTACCACGACAAGTACGTCAACGCCTCGGACGCCGACAAGCCGAAGATCCGCAATGAGTGGTCCGCGGCGCTCACCCGCGAGCAGCAGCAATACGAAGCCGCCCAGGTGGAAATTGCGGGCTCGTTTGACCGCTTCCAGCGCGCAGCGGACGCTCGCATGGCATCCCGCCTGTCCAAGCAGAAAGCAGACGCCGACGAACGCCTGAAGGTTGACCAGGACTACGCGGCTCGCGCGACCGCGCTCCTGATCGCCAACGCCGGCAAGAGCGTCGAGGTGCAGCAGGCCGCCCAGGCCAAGCTGGCCAAGGAGGTATACCAGGGCACGCCGAAATTTCGCGACACGGAAGGCCGCGAATCGAAGCCGAAGGTCGACCAGGCGGACAACACCCGCATGCAAGACCGCCTTGCTCGCATCCAGGACGAGGCGAAGGCTGACAAGGAGCAGGTCGAACAGCAGATGAAGCTGGACGACATGCGTCACAAGGCCGGCGAGATGCTGGACGAGGAGTACTACGCGAAACGGCGCGACAACCTCTATGTGCTGTCGCAGACCGAAGCCAACATGTACGCCCAGCAGCTGACCGAGCTGCGCGCGCATCACAGCGCGACCCAGGACGAGGAAGCCAGGAACCAAAAAGCCATCCACGACATCCTCGGCAAACAAAACGCCTCGGGCAACAAGGCGTTCTACGACAAGCAGACCGAAGACGAGGCGGAGCGCCTGCGCGCGAAATCGCTTTACGACGACACGGTCAAGGCGACCGTCGGCGCCGGCGCCACCAGCCTCAAGAATCTGGACGACCAGATCGCCAAGCAGAAGGAGCACAACACCGAGATTGGCAAGACAAAGGAGCAAATCGAGCTGGCCAAACAGGCCCAGCTTGACCAGGCGTCGGTGCAATTGCAAAGCGACGCGGACTTTCTGCGCGCCGGCTTGGCCAAGTGGGATCTGGACGAGAAATCAGCGGCCGTCTTCAAGATCCGTCTGAACGACCTCGACGCCGAGATCGCCAAGCGCAAGGAACTGTCCGGCCTGTTCGCCGCCGGCGCCGACGCGGAAGCTGGCGCCAAGGCGGCGGCCGAGCTGGACAAGTTCCTGGATCCGGACAAGGCACGCGAGTTCGGTAACGCCCTGAAGGGATCGCTGGGCGCCGCAGCTAACTCGATGATCGCCCTGACCAATGCTATGCAGAAATATGGCAAAGATCAGGACGGGGTCGACAAGGCTCGCAAAGAGGCTGAAGTCGCGCGGAACGCCCGGACATTGACGCAGGCGGAATATCTCGAGAAGCTCGATCAGATCAACAAACGCAGCACAAAGGAGCAGTTGAGCGGCTATGGAAATATGGCCGCCGCTGCCGCCGGCTTCTTCGACGAGCACAGCCGCGGCTACCAGGCGCTGATGACCGTGTCGCAGGTGTTCCACGCTGCCGAGCTGGCGATGACGATGGCGGAGCTGGTGCCGAAGGCGATCAGCGCTGTCCTGACCCAGGGCCAAGGCGACCCGTACACCGCATTCGGCCGCATGGCTGCAATGGGGGCGCTGGTAGCCGGGCTGGGCGTCGCGATCGGCGGTATGAGCGGCGCCGATACCACGGCGAAGGATCGCCAGGCGGCTCAGGGCGCCGGGTCGGTATTGGGCGACAAGGACGCGAAGTCCGAATCGCTCAAGAAGTCGCTGGACCTGATCGAGAAGAACACGTATCAGGGCCTGGCGATCAGCAGCAGCATGCTGGCCACGCTGCAGAGCATCGACAGCAATATCGGAAGCTTTGCAAGCCACCTGCTGAGCAGCACGGACATCACCAATCCGGATGTCGCGCTGAAAAGCGGCGTCGGCGGCGCCAACATGGGTACGGTGGCGCTTGCTTCGGCCGGCTTTGCCGCAGGCTCGATGGTGTCGCTGATCGGCGGCGTTATGGGGCCGATCGGCGCGCTGGCCGGGTTGGTGCTGAGCCGGATCCCGGCCGTGCAGAAGCTGATGACTTCGGTCTTCGGTGGCAAGCAAAGCGTGTCGGATTCCGGCTTCGGAATGGATCCGGCGAGCTTGGCCAGTATCACCGGCAACGGCGCGCATGCGTACCAGTATGCCGACATCACGACGTCCGGGGGCTGGTTCAGCAGCGACAAGCACAGCCAGCAGAGCAACCCGCTCGCGGATTCTGCCAACCAGCAGTTCACCAGCATCATCACCTCGCTGTCGGCCAGTATCAAGGCGGCGGGCGGGATGCTCGGCCTGGCCGGCGACGACTTCACAAATAAGTTGAATGCCTTCGTGGTCGACATCGGCCACGTGAGCCTGAAAGACTTGAAGGGCGACGAGCTGCAGAAGGCGCTTGAATCGGTCTTTTCCAAGTTGGGCGACGACATGGCGCAGTACGCTGTGGGCGGCCTGCAGGAGCTGCAGCAGGTCGGCGAGGGCTATCTTGAAACTCTGGCACGTGTGGCGACCGAATATCAGACCATCGACGTCGTGTTTCAGTCGTTTGGCAAGACGTTCGGCGAGGTCGGCCTGGAATCGATCGCCGCGCGCGACCGCCTGGTGCAGCTTGCCGGCGGCTTGGACAAGTTCACCAGCCAGGGCGAGTACTTCCTGAAGAACTTCTTCAGCGACCAAGAGCAGGCTGCAGCGCTCAAGGCACGAATCGATCCGACCCTGGCGAAGTACGGCCTTTCGACCGAGGGCGAAGACGCTTCCAAGATGTTCCGCAATCTGGTGGCGGGCTTGAACACCACGACGGAAGCCGGCGCCGCCGCCTACACCGAGTTGATGACAATCGCGCCTGCCTTCAAGCAGGTGACCGATGCAGCTGAGCAGGCTCAGAAGGACATGCTGGACGAACGCAAGTCGCTCCAGGACAAGCTCGACGAGCTGACCATGACGTCGGCCCAACTGCACGAGAAAGAACGTGCAGCGGTCGACGCCAGCAACCTAGCGCTGTACGACCGGGTAGCGGCGCTGCAGGCTGAGAAGGACGCGGTCCAAACCACGAAGGATGCAGCAACCGCGGCACTCGGCAACGTCGACAATGCCTTCTCGGTGCTGCAGAAGATGACCAAAGCTACGACCGATACCCTCACTGCGCGAATCACTGCGGAAAAGGCGCTATCGGACGCCGTCAAGTCGACCCTGGCCAGCATGAAGGCCCAGGGTGCCGAGGTAGCGGATCGCGCCGCTGCGCAGGCCCAGGTGAAGGCGGCTCTTGCCATTGCCAAGGCCAGCGGGGTGCTGCCGGATGCGGCCGCACTGCAAAAGCCGTTCAGCGTGCTGTCGCAAGACGCAGCGAGCATGTTCTCGAATCAACAGGACTACCTCCGTGACTTCTACTCGACGCAGCGCGACATCGCGTCGCTGGGGGACATGGCCGACTCTTCGCTGTCTGTCGACCAGAAGCAGCTCGATTCGCTCAACGACATGTTGAAGGCGGCGCAGCAGCAGATCGACATCCTGAAAGGAATTGACACGTCCAACCTGACGATCGCGCAGGCGCTGTCCGGCTTCAACCTGGCGGTCAGCAGTGCGAAGGGTAACCCGGTTGTAGGCGCTACAGCAGCAATCAATGGCGCGTACCAGCAGTACTTGGGCCGCGCCCCGGATGCGCCAGGGTTGGAGTGGGCGCAGAACGCCGTCGCCAAGGGGGCTCCGGTGTCGCAGATCGTCGACGGCATCAAGAACTCGACCGAAGCGAGTCTCAACACGCTCTACAAGGACGTGCTGGGCCGCACGCCGGATGCCGCTGGCCTGGACTTCTGGGTGAAGGCGTTCGGACCGACGATGGACGCGGCTGAGCAAGCGGAGTGGATGAAAGCTGCTCAGGCAGAGGTGGCCGGTAAGCGCATCCCGGGATTCGCCGGCGGCGGTGACCATGCTGGCGGATGGCGCGTGGTCGGCGAGAACGGCCCCGAACTTGAGGCCACCGGCCCGGCGCGCATCTTCAACGCCAGCCAGACCTCGGCTCTGTTCGGGCGTTTGGCAAATCCTTCGTCGAATGCCGATGTGCTTGCGGCTGCCGTCGATCGCCTGAACGCGACCGCAGAGCGGCAGCAAGCCGTCATCGAGCGGCAGGGCGCCACGCTCGAGGAGACCCGGCGCCAGGTCAAGCGGATGGCCGATAACTTTGAACGTGTCACCCGCGGAGGCGACAAGATGGTAACCACTACGGAGAGTTGATGGCATCAGCTGATTTTCGATTGGTCCGGCCGGTAGCGGTCGTGGGCGACGTGGCCTTTACGCGCGCGTCGCCCAAGTGGGTATTCGACCGAACCGGCATGCTGGTACAGGTGCCGGTGAATACTCTCGGTATGACGTATGACCCGAGCGACCTTAGCAAAGCACCCCGCGCGCTGATTGAGACGACCACGTCGACAAACCTGTGGACCTGGTCGAACGACTTGACCCAGGGGGCGTGGAGCCCCGCATACGTCTCGGTCCAGAGCGTGGTGCGGGCAAATGCGTTCGGAGCGAACGTCAGCCGCGTGACGCCCGACTCGAGCGCCGGCCTGCACTTTGTGGGTAGGAACTCGGTGCCTACGCTTACGGCGTGGTTGCCTTATTCCGCAACATTCGTAGTTGCTTCAAGCAGCTTGCGTGCCGCAGTCGAATTCTTCGACGGCAGCGCATATCGATACGTTACGGCGGACTTAGTCGCGGGCAAAATCGTCAGCACTGATGGCGCCTTGGCCGCCAAGTTGTCCGGACCAGACGCTTTTGGTTTCTACACTCTGGCGGTTACGGGCACTGTGGCCAGCACCAGCGGCACGTCGCGGTTCACGCTCTTTGCTGCAGATGTTAGCGGCTTGAACTTCGCCGGTAGCGGCGCGCAATTCCTCGACGTGGCGTTCGCCCAGCTGGAACAGGGCGCCCCTTCGAGCCTCATGCCTACCAATGGCGCCACGACGACTCGCGCGGTGGACGTGATCGCTCCTGGAGCCGGCCTGGTGCATTCGAACGTGCCGATCGTGGAGGTGCAGTACAGCGCTGCCACGACGTACGCAAAGGATGTGGTGGTCTATGACCCCGTCACGTATCTGACGTACCAGTCTGCCGTTGCAGGCAATGTGGGGCATGCGCTGACGGACACCAATTCATGGACCCCGCTTAAGAAGGTGGTGAACCGTCGGATGATGTTTGACAAGGTGGTCAACAGCCAGACGACAGCGGCGAACGAAGCCACCGTCGTGATCCGGCCTGGCGAGCTGGTGAACACGCTTGGCCTGCTGAACGTCAACGGGTCAAGCGTCACCGTCACCCAAACCGACAGCGGCTACAGCCAGACAAAAAGCCTGGTGCGCCATGATGTTCTGAGCTGGTACGACTGGTTCTATGAAGAGCCGATCCGCGAGGGGGACGTCATCTTCGATGGCATTCCACCCTACGCGAATTCGGCGCTGTCGATCTCGGTGATAAACCCGGGCGATACCGCGGCCATCGGCTGCTGCATCCTTGGCAAAGCGCGCACGATTGGGCAGACCGCGTGGGACTTCACCGGCGGAATCTTGAGTTATTCGACGTCCAGCACGGACACCTTCGGCAACGTGACGATGGTGAAGCGTGACAACTCGAAAGTGCTGAACTTCGAGGTCTACGTCCCGAAGGGCTACGAGTCCGAAGCGTATCGCCTCCTGAGCAAAGAGTACACCGATGTCGAAATCATGGTCATCGGTGCCGAAGACTATTCCATGACGTTTGCCTATGGCTTCCTGGGCCAGTGGAATGTGCCCGTCAGTGCCGGGGGCGACAAGACCGCGCATATTGAATTTAAAGGACTCGCATGATCGACGATTTGCCAGACGTACCAGATCCAGCCATCGACCCGCCGAAGGCCTTCAGCAGTAAGGCGGCCGCGCTGGTGCTGGCCCTAAAAACCATGGTGGTCCAGATCAGGGCCGCGATCGCGAGCATCGGAATCATTGCCGGCGGCAGCGCCAACAAGATTCCATATCGGATCGACCTCAACACGACCATGGCCGACCCGGTCACCGGATGGATGCGCCTGAACAGTGCGACGCAGAACGCGGCGACGGCCATGGCAATCGACATCGTCGGCAACGACTCAGTCGACTATACGAGCTTGATCAGCACGTTCACGGGACCGACCAGCGCCGTGCTCGGCCAGATCCGAATCGAGAAGCAGGCGGATGCATCGAAGTTCCTGGTGTTCGCGCTGACCGCTATGACAACGCCGGCCGGATACCGCCAGCTTACCGTCGCGTGCATCGGCTACAGCTCGGCGAACCCTTTTGCCCAAGGTGACCCAGTCGTATTTTCCTATTCGCGCACTGGCGACAAGGGCGACCCTGGCGCGACAGGTTTCGCGAAGTTCAGCGATCGCAAGGCGGCCGGCACCGGCGGGGGCACCTCGTTGCAGGCACCGGGCGCGTACAACGTCCGCACGCTCAACACGACTGACGCGAATACGTTCGGCGCAACGCTTGCCTCCAACGCCTTTACGCTGCCGGCAGGAAAATACGTAATCGAAGCGCGCGCACCAGCGTACGCCGCCAACCAGCACCGCGCGGCCATTCGCAATCAATCCGACAATAGCTATCTGGCGTACGGGTCCAGCGCGTACGCAAGCGCCGGACCCTCCTACCCTATGCAATCTGATTCCGTCGTAACGGCGTATGTCGAGATCACCGCGTCGAAAAGTTTCCAGATCTGGCACGCGATGAGCATCGGCACCACCGACGGACTGGGCGTGGCCGCGAATCAATTCGCCGCGTCCGAGGTCTACACTGAAGTCTCGATTTGGAAGCTCGCATGATGAAACGTTACGTCACCTACAACGCCGACGGCACGCTCGACGGCTGCTACCTGCAAACGCCGCCCGAAGATCACGTCGGGCGCATGATCGTCATCGACGAGGAGGCGGCCGCCAACTGGGTCAACTACCGCGCCAACGAAGCGCGCGATGGGGTCGAGCTGGTGCCGCCTGTGGTGCCGGTCGATCCAGTGCCGGTCGTGCCGTCCACGGTCACGCGCCGCCAGGCCCGCCAAGCGCTGTTGTTGGACGGAAGGCTCGACGCCGTGCCGGTGGCGATCGCCGCTCTCGATGACGGCACCGCAGATGGCAAACAGAAAATGCGCATGGCGCAGATTGAGTGGGAAGACTCGCTCGAGTTCGAGCGCGCGCGCCCACTTGTGATCGAGATCGCTGGTGCGATTGGCCTTGATGCGGCGGCGCTTGACCAGCTGTTCATCACCGCGGCGGGGCTGTGATGCGTGGTGGCTACGTCAATGTCCGGCTCACCAGCCGCTGGCCGTACAACCTGCTCAGCCTGGCCGTCGGCATGGCGGCCGGCTCCCACCAGTTCAGCCACGCAATGACGATCATCGGCGACCGCGCTTACGAGGCGTCGATGACGCATGGCTGTCGCGCCGGCGCCATCGAAGAGCTGATGGATGGCGTAGTGGTCTACCGCGACATGCCGGTATGGGTGCCCAACGTCGACGCTGCGCAGGCGTTCGCCGAGGCTCAGGTGGGGAAGGGCTACGACTGGCCGGGCGCCGTCGGCATCCCATTCACCTATTCCGAGGACTGGAGCGACGATAGCTGTTGGTGGTGCTCCGACCTTTCCTTCGCCATCGTTCTCGCTGGAGGGATCCGGCTCTTTGACCCCGACGTGATGAAGCGCGCCCGTCCGATCGATCTGCATATGGCCGATTACCGCAAGGGGCCCATCATCCGAGCGCGGCGCCCGCCGCAAGATCCACCCAACCAGCCCGCCGAAGCGGGCTTTTTTACGACTGCAGCCTCCTCTGAAAGGGCGAAATGAACCAATCCCCCAACCCCGGCAGCTTCGACATCGACGCTGTACTCAGCTGGATCCTGCTGATCGGCCTTTCCCTCTGGGGTGGTGTTGCCTCCTTCGTCCGCAAGATGAAGGACGGCCACGCGCGCGCCTGGAACTTCACCGAGCTGGTCGGCGAGCTGGTGATCGCCGGCTTCACCGGTGTGCTGGTGGCGAACCTGTGCGACGCGATGAGCCTGCTGGTGCCGATGAAATATGCGCTGGTCGGCATCATGTCCCACATGGGAAGCCGCGCGCTGTTTAAGCTCGAGTCGCTGGCGAACGCAAAATTTAGCCTGCCGGCCGACGTGCCGGCGAAGGACAAGCCATGATTTCGGCTCTCATTTCCTTCTTCGGTGGCTCGGTCTTTCGCATGATGTGGGGCGAAATCTCATCCTGGATGACCGCGCGCCAAGACCACTCGTTCGAGATCGAGCGCCTTCGCCTGCAGGGTGAGATGGACGCTGCGGCGCACGGCCGCAACATGGAAGCGATCAAGGTGCAGGCCGACTTGGGCGTCCAGACGATCCGGGTGCAGGGCGAGGCCGACCTGGCCCGCATCGATGCGGGCGTGTTCGGCCAGGCCGTCGAGCTGACCGGCAAGCAGACCGGCTTCGCGATGGTCGACATCTGGAACGGCGTCATACGCCCGATGCTGGCCACCGAGTGCATGCTGCTATGGAGCCTGCACCTGTACCGCCACAACTGGACCCTGGACGATCAGGGCTGGTCGCTGGTGGGCGCGGCCCTGGGCATCTTCGTCGCCGATCGCGCGCTGCTCAAGCGAGGCAAGTGATGACCCGGGTCGAGTTCGAAGCGCTTGCCGTCCAGGTGGCGGCGGCGCTGGCCCGGCGCTTCGAGGGTCTGTTCCTGCTGCCGTACCTTTGCCCGGCCGGCATTCCGTCGATCGGATACGGCGCCACCTACTACGAAGACGGCGCGCGCGTGACGCTGAAGGATCCGGCGATCTCACGCGAGCGGGCCGAAGCGATGCTGTTGTGGATGGTGCGCACGATCTACCTGCCCGCGGTGCTGCGCCTGTGTCCGAATGTCGACACGCCCGAGCGCCTGGCCGCGCTGATCGACTTCGCCTTCAACCTCGGTACCGGCAACCTGGCAGCGAGCACCCTGCGAAAGCGGGTGAACGCCAGCCGCTGGGCCGAGGTGCCGGCCGAAATCCGGAAGTGGAACCGCGGCGGCGGGCGCGTGTTGCGCGGGCTGGTGCTGCGTCGCGAGGCTGAGGCGGCGCTGATCTAGAGAGAGGGAACGGCCTGTCGTGTTACGCTAGAAAGCTGCTGGCGGCGTCGCCCGGCGGGCACCGGGCAAGACCATAACGCGTATGGCCACCTCCAGCGGGACGCCGCTTGCCGCCAAGGTGAGCGACGTCTGAAGCCAGCCGACCATCGGCAGCAGGATCAGCGCCAGGTCGACCCGACTGGCGGTGATCAGGTCGATTCGCTCGATCATCGGCTATTTCAAAGGCCAGAACCACACTTCGTGCGCGGACCAGTAGCAAGCGCCTATGCACTGCAGATCGCTGGACGTCGATGGCTCGACCAGGTCGATATGGCCTTGTTCATCCGTTGCGCTGTTCAGGTGGAAGAACGAAACGATACCGCGGCGCTGCCCGATCTTGACGCTTGCCTGGTATCCGCTCGGGTAGACCTCCGGCTTACCTAGCCTTTTCTCGAGGAAGGCCGACAGCCGCTTCTGGCTTTGCTCGATCCGCTTCCCCTTGAACTTGCCGGCTTGGATCGTCATGTGCCCGGGTGCAGGCTGGATCCCGGCGCCGAGCAGGGCAATGCTGACCCGCACGGCGCACGTGTTCTGCATGTACATGTTCTCGGCATACTCGGGGTGACCGATGCTTTTGTACAGCGCCGCGGCGTCCATTCCACCATCGCCGGGGTGCTTTTGCTTCTTTGGGTAGCTGGCTGCCAGCGATGCATAGAGCGGGCTAGTCATGGCAGCACCCATCGGGCGGGCAAGGGTGCTTCTCTTGCCACATCGCGGTCAGTAGCTCGGCCGCGTTACGCCTGAGCTGCGCCGCCGGAAGCGCAGCCATGGCGGCGCGTGCCTGTGACTGGACGTCCGCCGCGCGCGGCTTCGGCAGCGACTTTCCATTGGGCCCAGCGTGGCACCACTCCTTGTGCTCGGTCGCGTCGTACACGCCCCGGATATAGACTTCGGCCTCAGTGGCCTCCGCCGGCTTGCTCAGCTTTTGCAGCAGCTGCGCCCCGGTCATCCATGGCGCCTCGGCTGGAATCGGTGGGAGCGGTCGGTGGTCGTCGTCGGCCTGCGCTGGCAGGGCGAGGGCAATTGCAAACAGGGTCAGCGTACGCA